TGGGTCATAACCCAGCTTTGCCCGGATATTGTCACTTGTCACTTTAAACGGTTTATCAAAACGACCACGCTTAAACTGGCCAAAGACCACGCTGTTGAGCAGCTGGACAGTTGGATCTGCCTCAGATTTATCGCTTACACCTGAATATTGAATACCAGCCTGAGCGCCTAATACTTTTGTTACTGTCATGGATCTATACCACTATTTGAAAAGTGATATTTTGCAGCCTGGCCAAAATGCTTTTTTTTATTGTTCCAAGATAAAAAAATACTGCCCGGAGGCAGTATTTTTTAAACTATAGAATAGAGCGATTACATAGCACGATTTTGTTTATAGATGCCACGTTTATGGCCGATGGCCAAGGATTTTACACGGCGCTTAATAGCGTTTGGTGCAATCGCTTTAGCTGCAGCTTTGCGTAGAGCAGCTTTTTGTTTTGGTGAAAGTTTAATTTTACCGGTACTGCCGATACGCTTATTCACTACTGTAATTTTCCCTTTCCGGACAGCTTTAATTCCGCGGTACACCAGCGTCTGGCCAGCTTTGTTTTTACGAACTGTATTTTTACCCAGCTGTGCAGCATCATACTCTTCAGTAATCTGGCCAATCACATCTTCATCTTCGCCGTAAATGAGATCTTGGATAAAATCATCCAAAGCATCGCCTTGAGGTAGATTGCTAATTACCGTTTCTGCAATTTCAGAAATGGCCAGATCAGCATTATCAATATCTGAACCAAAGGCATCTGCAATCGTATCTTCATCTACACCTAGGGCAATAAACAGATCTGACATATTAGCGGCCATAATCTGAGCCATTTGCTTGTTCAGCAGGCTAGATTCTTCATCGTCATCATCTGGCAGATCAGCTGTTAAATACATATCCAGGCGGTCACTTGGAATTTCTGCATCTTCCAGATTATCTTCAAGAATATCGTCTACCAGCTGTAGGCCATACATGATGGCATTTTTACGCATGGCCAAAAGCTCAGAATTAAATGCTTTGTCATCTAATGTCATAACCTTTTTAGCCGCTTCAGCTGCTGCACTATCAAAACCGTTTACGATTGTTTGTTTGGTTACTTCGTTCTGGCGTTTTACTTGCTGAATGAAGCCGAAATTTAATTTAGTCATATATCACCTGATATTACTTGTGAACACTTGTATTTAAGTAAACTGCACGTACCGCACCTTCAGGCCGGTAGCCGCTATTAAGTTCGATTGCATCATGCGGACGGTCTGCACGGTCACTAATTGAAAGTACATACTTTCCACCAAGATCTTCAGACTCGACTAATAGCCCAGCTTGAGGACTTGCACACGCTTCCATAAATGATTGGCACTCACGCAGGGCATCTGCCTTATAAGTGGTTTTACCTTTGAGTAAATGACGTCCACAGATTTCAATAAGCCGTTTATCAATGAACATTGAAATTTCAGAAGCATTTGTTAAGCGTAATACACTGGTTTTACTGTCATATTGGGTTAAACAGTCACCCACTACAAAACGGATACCTGTATCGTATTTCTTCCGCATAACTGGATTGATTTTGGCCTTGGCCAAACGATCTAATGCTTCATCATTTAGCTTAATATCACTACGCATTTCCATTCCGCCCCAAGGCATCGGGAAATAGTGCCCAGCAACAGGATTTTGCAACGGCGGCAGGCCCTGTGCGTTGGTATTGGAGTTACGAAGCAGCATGTAGCCCAGAATCGCGCCTAACGCATAACGCGGCTTTTTCCGGCCACGTAATGTCTGGGCATTGTTCGGCCGAGAAAGTACCAAATTCCAGTAGATCCAAACTAAATGACTTTTTGCACTTAACTCTTCTGCAATCTGACAAGCCTGGTCTAAGGACAAGGTAGGATCTAGCTCAACCAGAAGTGGAGTATTTAGCTTTTCAGCAGCACGTAAAGCTGTTTGGAACTGCGGTAAATTATTGTTATAGAACATCACCAGATAATTAGGTGTGTCATCAAACTCAACAATTGCATCAAACAGATTCTGTCCGTCTAACGCCGTTTTTTCTGTATCCGAAGCAAGAGGCAAAGATACAAATTTACGGCCTAATGTGTTTACTTCATTGTAAGCATCAACAATGGGTTTAACACCAGGCGGAGGCCCATCAAGTGAAGCCATTGTCTTTGACTCGACCGGTACACCCCCACTCATAAACTCTTCAAAGAATTTACCAATCACCAGGTCAAAAGTTGCAAACTCTTCAGTAGCATCAGCGACGCTTAGAATGCTGGCATAATCTTCCGGGTCAGGATTTAAGGTACCCATCACACTTAGCACTACATCATTATGATAAGTGTCACGCCAGGTTAGCTTTATAACGGTATCTTCTGGCTTTTTAGAAATAGAGCTTTTCTGAAAAAGTGCGACTTCTAACTGAACATTATCATCCATGACTGAATGTGTATCGATCAACAGCGCGAACGCCATTGGTTGATTTTGTACTTGCTCAAAAGCTTCCTCTATTTGATCTTGAGGCATACCTATACAGCCGAGATAGCCGTCTGACGCGGCTAAGATATAGCTCATACATTAATCCTCAATAACATAGCGGTTGGCACCCGCAAATTTATTTAACGTATTTAATTTAGAAACAATTAAGTCACGCTGGCGCAAGCTGGTACACGTGATAGTCGTGACCTGGCCAGCTGGCAATGCTGTTCGCGTGTACAATTCAAAGCTGGCCGCACCATTGTTTTTAATTTTAAGAATCAGGGAGTCATGACTCTTAGATTGCTGTTGATTAAACTGGCCGAATTGAAAAAAGTGGCCAGGCTTTACTGTAGGAGTTTCAGCTGGGCTTTCAGCTTGAATTTCAGATACCGATGCAGGCGGCTCGCCGCTTTGTGCTTCAAGCGCCGGATCTGGCTGAGTTGTTGCTGAGTCTGCCACTGTCTGTACTGCTGCTTCAGTTTCTGATGTTTCTGCCACATCGTTAGCTGCTTTCGCTGCCTCTTCAGCCGCTTTTGCTGCTTTTGCTGCTGCGGATTTCGCGGCTTTAGATTGAGTAGCTTTTTTGGGTGTATCTGCCGGAGTTTCTGCCGGTACTACCACTTCAGTTGGTTCCGGAGCTGTATTAACAGCCTCATTTACAGTTTCTGTTGCTGCATTTTCTGTTGTATTGGTATCAGGCATCGTATATTCCAAAATTTAGAAAAAGAGGGAGTAACGGCGCACCAGAGTGCGCCGTTATAAAACTTATTTTTTGATTAAAGAGGCAGGCAGATTAACTACTTCGATTACTACAATTTGATCAGCGAAGCGTTCAAGCGGGTTAAGTTCTGCTGCAACACGGGTCTGTGCAGTTACACCCTGTTCAAAGTCAACCGTGTTCGATTCACGTATTGTTAAAGGCCGTGCTACAAAGCCGGTGAATGCGTTACGAACAGGTATTGTGCTGCGACCAATAACCATGATTTCTGCTGCATCGTCATGTTCATCAAGCAAGTTGGCAGAAGTCGGAACGTGATACACATTCGTGCCGCCAGGGAATGAACCGATACGGGTAATCTGGTTAGGGGCACCTACAGAAACGCCCGCTTTTTTGTAATGTGTGTCGTCAGCTAACTGGTCAAATAACACAGCCATTGTGTCACCAATGTAAATGTCATGGCCAGACGGCACTACATCAAGCAGCTTGTTAATATCCAGTTTTGCCGCACTAATCGTTACCGTTAGTTCGCGGGCTAAATCAGAGGTATTGTTGAATGCTGCTGCATCAGTTACGCCACGTCCCAGATCTGCAACAAGTACACGCTTAAAGCCTTTTGCACGACGTTTACCACGGCGTAGCAACCGGATATTAGACTCAAGCAGCTGTTTAGAGGCTACGATTGCGGTAAATGCACCACGCGGATCTAAGCCGAGTTCATTTTGTGCCTGGCTGATTGCATCATCAGTTGCACGATATAGAGCACGAATTGAATAGGCATGAAGAGAACGGGCTTTTAACACCATATCGACGCCTGGTGCGTCTAGCACTGGGGCTTTACCATTTTTACGTTCAAAGTCAGCAATCAGGTTCACTGATACTTCTGTACCTGCTGGCAGTTCTTCAGCGAAGGTTACTGTAATCTCGCCTTTATCCAGATCAGCTTCACCAGATTGCAATTTGACTTTAATGCCGTCCAGTACCAGGCCATGGTCATTTAAGCCAATAATTGTACTTAGACCTGAAAATTTCGCATGATCAGTTGTTGCATCATGGCCGACTTCCACACCATTAACCATGACACGTACACGGCCACCAATAAACGGTAATACCGGCTGATTTGGGTCAGGCAAATGGCTGATATTGTCTTTATAGGCAATTGTTGGTTTCAGGGTATAAATACGAGGATTAGCGTCATCCTGGGTTGCCTGGAATTCAAATTGTGAATCGAAATACTGGCAGGTTGCGGCCGGTCCATCGATAAAGTCATTTGCTTTAGTTTCCCCCCAGGTTGTATTGGCCACAGTACGTGCATACACCAGTGGTAAAGCATTAGAGCCGGTCGGATTCGGCAAATACGCTACGATTGGCAAAGCATTAGCGATTTGCGTTGAAATGGTGACAATCGCTTGTGTTGGAATGACAGCAAGCGCTTCATGTCCCCCTGCACTTAACTGAGTGCCGATTGCCCCGGCAGAGTCAAATTCTGCTTTAATGGCTTGTAGACCAGAGGAAAGAGCAGCTGCAACCATGTCAGCGCGCGGTGCTTCGCCATCATGACGATCTTTATAGCCCTTAATTCCTGTTTCAATGGCGGACAAAAGATATTCACGATTTTCCGGAACAACACTGTCAAACATTGCCACTAAGCTAGCTGGGATGGCTTCAGGTAAACTTTGATTTACTTCTGCAGTAGCATGAACACTGTCATAAGCCTGAATTACTTGCACACCCTCATTACGGCGCGCTTCAAAACTTTTTAAAAAATTCGCGGTCGCTTGGATCTCGGCAGTTTGCAGAGAATGTTGGTCACGCTGTTCTTTATTTAATTGATCACTCATGGATTGCCTCATAAGCCCTTACGGGCTGGTTTAGATGAGGCAATTGTGCAAGCACAAAAAAGGGCTAAATTTTTTTGTTCGCATACTTACGCGCTATCTATTTTTGGTCTTTCCTGAAAAGCAGCTAAATAAGCCAGGTCATCACGCTTATTTAATAAATATTTCACTCCAAAATCTGCATGAATCGATTGTCCTTGCTGGCCTACGTTTTCTACCCATACTACATAATCCTTAGAAATAAGCAGGCATAGCACATCCCCACTTTCCGGATACCATCCTGTACTATTCTGTAACTGCTGCCCCAGTTCTATATCCGGATCAAAGGGTTCAATTTGGGCAAAAAAAGCAGCATCCGCACTATCTACCCCAATTAGTCCTTTATTAAGTGCCGCCCCGGTGAATTGATCCAGCATGACCATAGCGAAACCTTTTTCTTTATAGTCAATTGCCTGTTCATCTTCATCAGTTAAGACGCCTAGCCCGCCCCAAACTAGCTCTTCACGGTCGGCTGTTTCTCCTGGTACTTGATCAATAGTTTTATAGAACACGACTGCAGGTATGCTGGCCAAACCGTTTAAAACCACTTTTCTGGCCAGCTGTTTACGTCCTGCGGCCACACGGTTAGCAATTGGATTAATATTTCCGAGCACGTTCTACCCCCATATAAAAATTAAAATCCTCTTTACTGATTAAGCCAGCTTTGAAATTGGCCTCAAGCCGGGCAATACGGCGCCGTTTTTCATCAATCTTGGCATTATTTTGTTCTAAACGTTCAGTTGCTGATTTGACCTTATCATGTAGTTTTTTAAGTTCACGCGCCGTAGCCGGTTTAATCTTTTGTCTGGCCTTTCCGATGCTCTGCAATTGCTTGTCTAGCATTTCCACCATATCAGCTGGGGATTCACTATAACGGCGGCCATGTTGCTTGATACGATCCTGATTAACGATCTTTTCTAAATAACTTTGGCCAAGTGGCCCCTTGGCCACCGCGACAGCGCGTAAAATATGCTTACATGCAATACCGGTTAATTCCGGGTTTTTTTCCTTGGGAAAGCCGGCCTCTTTGCGACCATTCACAAAATTTCCGACTGTGGCAATGTAGCGATACCAGAAGCGAAAACGACCACAATCACATTCAATATGAACCTTACCATTGGCCAGGC